GGTGTTCTGGGTGGGTGTGGGCTCGGCGGGGGCGTAGAGGCGCTTGTGGCGGATGCCGCGACGGGGGGCGACGCGCTCCTCGTAGCGGGCGCGGAAGTGGGCGGCGAGGCGGCGCCAGTCGGCGATGGAGCCGGGGCCGCCGGTGGGCAGGGTGTTGGTGGTGTCGGCGGCCTGCTGGTCGCAGGCGCGGGCGGCGGCGGCGTGGACCAGGGCGTCGTCGTAGTCCTCGGGTAGGGTGTCGGTGCCGTTGATGCTGTGGAGGCTCTGCCAGTAGATGGTGCAGTTGGAGCCGTCGGGGACGGCGACGCTGCCGATGCGGAGGGTGTCGGCCCATTCGGAGAAGTCCACGAAGGACCTGGGGTCGTTGCCGGTGGGCCATTCGACGGCGATGATGCGGACGCGCTCTGTGAGGGTCGTCAGGGCCACGTTGCGGCTGGCGGGGGTGGTGGCGATGGTGGTGGTGCGCTCGCGGGGGATGCGGTGTGAGAGGTCGCGGAGGGCGTCCTGGATGTGCTGGTCCAGCTCGCCGGTGGTCCAGACGGCGGCGGCGGCGTCGTCAAGGACGGTCTGGAGGCGGCCTCTGATCGTGGCGAGGGTGGTCGGCACCTAGCCGCGCTCCTCTAGGTGGACCGGGCGATGGTTTTCTTGGGGCGTGGGCCGCGTGGCGGCGGCGGTGGCGGTGTGGGTGCGGGGATCACGAGCTTGCGGCCGCAGTTGCTGCAGCTCTGGTCGTCCTGCTCCAGGATGACCTTGGCCTGGCAGCGGGGGCACCAGATGCCCGCCACGGTTAGTTCGTCCAGTCGCCGGAGGAGATGCCGTCGATGCGGGCTACGGCCTGGCTGGCCTTGACGCAGAGGGCGGTGTAGGCCTTGAGGCGGGTGCGTCTGGCGTCCTGGGTCTCCAGGGCGCCGACCTCCTCGACCTGGATGATCCGCTCCAGGTCGTCCTGGGCGTTGGGGTCGTCGGCGGAGATCCCGAAGAGGCCGTCTTCGGCGAGGCGGCAGGCGAAGATGCTGGAGGCGGTGCTGCCGGTCTTGGCCGAGAAGGCGCCGCCGGATATCGCTTCGGTGTCGACGATGAAGTCGCAGGGCAGGATAGGTACTTCGTTGAATGTCTGGACCTGGCGGTCGATGCCGGCGATGTTCGTTAGGGCGAGGTCCCAGCCCTGGGACACGGCGAGCTTCTGGATGCCGCGCCGGGTGCGGCGGCTCATGATGAGGACGGTCGGGCGGGGGCGGACCAGGTCGACTAGCTCGCGTAGGAGGGTGAAGGTGCCGACGCCGGGCACGGTGGTGGCGCCGGCGTGTAGCTGCTGGGCCGTTACGTCGTCGGAGATGATCTCGTGCAGCCCGTCGAACTGGGCGGCGGCGGCGTCGATGCTGCCGTAGATGGCGGCGTCTCCCCAGGTGTCGGCGAAGTTGCGGGCCTTGATGGCGAGCAGCTCGGCGCGCAGGTCCTGGTCTTTGGAGCGGGTGACGCGGAGGAAGTTGTCGATGTCGGCGTCGCCGATGAGGATTTTAAGGGCGGTGGTGATGAGGCTGGTTGTAGGGACGCCCTCGATGACGGTGCCACCGGCGGCGATGAAGGTGGGGGCGCTGGCGGCGAGCTCGCGCTGGTACTGGAGGGCGTTTCCCCTGATGGGGGTGAACGGCAGGAGGCCGAGGAGGGGGTTCTGGTCCATGGTGATCTCGGCGACGCCGACGAGGACCTGGTTGGTGCTATACTTGTCGGCTTCGGCGAGGGTCAGGGCCATTGGTTAGCTCCTCTGGGCGAGGCCGAACTTGATGCGGTCGATACCCTTGATGCCGTCGGGTGCGGCGGCCTGGCGGGTGGTGCCGCCGGTTAGCGCGGTCTGGACGACGGCGGCCGCGGTGGCGGCGTTGGCGGCGCCGTTCCTGTCGGCTTCGGCCTGCTGGCGGATGTGGTCGGCGACCGCCCTAGCGGTGGTGACGCTGGTTTGGATTGCGGCGAGGTCCTCGCCGGCGAAGGCGGCGTCTGGGAGGTCGGGGTTGGCGGTGTGGAGGGCGGCGACCTCCAGCTCGAGGTTGCGGGCCTGGGCCTGCGTGAGCTGTTCCTGGAGGGCTGTGGCGTCGGCCTGCTGCTGCCGGGCGGCGGCGATGGTGGGGGCGGCCTCTTCGGGGGTGGTGTTGCCGTCGGCGTCTGGCATTTCGATAAAGAGCTTAAGCGGGTTAGTTGCGGGCTGTCAAGGGGCGTGTGTGAGGGCCTGCCATATGGCCTGCCAGGTTCCGACGGGTGCGGGCTTGCTGAGCCAGGCCGCTGGGGCTGCGGGTCCGGNNGGGCAGGGTGTTGGTGNNGTCGGCGGCCTGCTGGTCGCAGGCGCGGGCGGCGGCGGCGTGGACCAGGGCGTCGTCGTAGTCCTCGGGCAGGGTGTCGGTGCCGTTGATGCTGTGGAGGCTCTGCCAGTAGACGATGCAGTCCGAGCCGTCGGGGACGGCGGCGCTCTCGATGCGGAGGGTGTCGCCCCAGACGGAGAAGTCGACGAACGACTTTGGGTCGCTGCCGGTGGGCCACTCAACGGCGATGATGCGGACGCGCTCGGTGACGGTGGTCAGGGCGACGTCGCGGCTGCCGGCGGTGGTGGCGATGGTGGTGGTGCGCTCGCGGGGGATGCGGTGTGAGAGGTCGCGGAGGGCGTCCTGGATGTGCTGGTCGAGCTCGGCGGTGGTCCAGACGGCGGCGGCGGCGTCGTCAAGGACGGTCTGGAGGCGGCCCCTGATGGTGGCTAGGGTGGTGGGCACCTAGCGGCGCTCCTAGGCTGCGGGCTTAGGTGTCGTGGGCCGTCTGACGCGCTTCCTGGTGCGTGGGGCGCGCTTCCGTGGCTGCGGTGGAGGTGTGGGCTCAGGTGCGGGGACTACGAGCTGGCGGCCGCAGTTGCTGCAGCTCTGGCCGTCCTGCTCCAGCTTGACGCTGGTCTCGCAGCGGGGGCAGTAGACGCCGGCCACGGGCGCTCCTAGGCGACTGAGCCGGCGCGGACGCTGGGCGCGGCGAATACGGCGGTGGCGCTCAGGATGTAGCCGATGATGGTGTTCACGTCGCCCGTGGTGGCCGGTGCGGTCTCGGTGTAGCCGCCGCCGACGCCGGCGCCCTCTTCGAGGTAGAGGAGGCCGCCTGCTGTGCCGCTGGTGAAGCCGTCGATCACGGCCTCCCGGCAGACTTCGATGACATCCCCGCTGACGCCACCTTCAAGGGCGATCAGCTTGGCCTGGATGGCGGTTCCCACGGTGGCGAGGGCGCGCTTCCAGCCGGAGGAGTAGCCGATCAGGTCGCCGGCGATGACCGTCCCGGAGAGGGTGATCTTGAACTTCGAGCCGATGGCGGTGACGACGCGCTTGCGGGGTGTCGCTTCGGTGAGGGCCACGTTAGTTCGTCCAGTCCTGGGTGTCGACGCCGGACAGCCGGGCGAGGGCCTTGGTGGACATCAGCACGAGCGACATGTACCACTTGACGCGCATGCGGCTGGCGTCCTTGGTCTCCAGGGCGCCCACGTCCTCGATGGTGATGCCCTGGCCGCCGTCGATGCCGTGGAGGCCCTCGGCGCCGAACTTGACGCCGAAGATGGAGGTGGTGTCGTCGCCGGTCTTGCCACCGAAGCCGCCGTCGACGCAGTCCTCGGTGTCGGTGATGAAGTCGTTGATGAAGATGGGGATGTCGTTGTAGAAGTTGATCGGCCGGTTCAGGGCGGCGGGCTGCGAGAGCGCCAGGTCCCAGCCCTGGGAGCGGGCGAGCTTCTTGATCTGGCGGCGGCTGCGCCGGCTCATGATGAGGGCGTCGGGCGGGCCCGGCTTCACCAGGTCGATCATCTCGTCGAGCTTGGAGAAGGTGCCGGCGCCGCCGGTGGTGGTGCTGCCGGCGACTACGTCCTGGGCGCCGGTGACGACGCCGAGGATCTCGTGCAGCCCGTCGAAGCCCTTGGCGTTGATGTCGTCCACGTCGCCGTAGATCAGCTCGTTCTCGATGCTGCGGACCAGGGCCTTGACCTTCATGCTGAGCATGGTGGCGCGCAGGTCCTGCTCGTTGGAGCGGGTGAGGGCGAGGAACTTGTCGAGGTCGGCGTCGCCGCCGGCGATCTTGAGCTTGGCGGTGACGGCGGTGACGGTGGGCGTGGACTCGACCCAGGTGTCGCCCGGGTCGTAGAACTGGGCGGTGCCCAGGGTGTTCTCGCGGTTGTAGGTGAGGGAGTTGCCGAGGACGGTGTCGAAGGGGAGGAAGGCGAACATGGGGGAGGCGCTGATGATCTCCTCGACGACGCCGGTGAGTAGCTGGGTCCGGCTGTACTTATCTGCTTCGGCGATGGTTTCTAGGGCCACGCTGCTACTCCGTCATCCCTGGGCCTGGGTTGTTGAGGGCGTAGGCGATGCGGCCGATGCCGCGCAGGTTGGCGGGGACCTCGGCCTTGCGTTGTGTGCCGGCGGCTGCCCCGGCGGCGGCGGCGACGACGGCGGCGGCGGCGA